TTAGCTTTTGGTGGTATTAATAGTATAGGTCGTGTGGCATGCACTGAAGAATACTGCTGTGGAGGACCCCTCATGATGCTAGTGTGTTGTTTATAAAAAAGTATATCAATTTAATTATGTAAATTAATTAAAACAATTTGGAGAATTAAAAGATTCTCCTTATATTTAAATACAAATAAAGTTGTATGTCACAAACAGTTTTCTATCAATCATCTTTACCTAGAGCAGGTAGCACCTTACTCCAAAATATAATTGGACAAAATCCCCTATTTCATACTACACCTACTTCGGGTATGATAGATTTAATGCTCGGTACCCGAATCGGATACAACGGCAATAAAGAATCTAAAGCCGGAGATAAAGATATGTGGCGTGAAGGATTCTATGCCTATTGCAGAGAAGGATTCAAAGGCTACCTCCAAAATCTTACAGACAAACCCTATATTCTAGACAAAAATAGAGCATGGGGCTCGTACTACAAGCTAGTTAACGAAATTAACCCCAATCCTAAAATTATATTTATGGTTCGGGATTTAAGAGCAGTATTTGCCTCTATGGAGAAAAAATTCCGCATGCATCCTGATATTGATGATGGAATGTTGGACAATGCAAAACTAGCAAATATTACAACCCACCAAAGAGTTGAAACATGGGCTTCAGGCCATCCAATAGGGTATGCTGTTAATAAACTCCATCAATCAATATTGGACAAAACAGCACAAAACTTTCTATTTATTCGATACGAGGATTTATGTACTGACCCAAAACCACAAATGGATTCTATCTATAGATTTTTTGGACTAGAACCATTTGAACACGATTTCAAACATATCCCTCAAATTACAGTTGAAGATGATACTGTCCATGGAATATATGGTGATCACATAATCCGAAATACACTGGGTATGCTGCCAGATGATTCAAAAGAAGTTTTAGGTCAATATACCTCGGAATGGATTTACAACCAGTATCGCTGGTATTACGATGTATTCGGTTATACAAAATAAAATATGATATATTGGTTTACAGGCCAGCCAGGAGCAGGCAAAACAGTACTAGCAAAGGCATTACAGGATCGTCTTGAGTGGATGAGACGAGATGTATTCCACATTGATGGAGATGATTTAAGAGATTTAATCCAAAACAAAGACTATAGCAAAGAAGGTAGAATTAAAAACATTGAACTAGCCCAGTCTATAGCAAAATATTTACACAACAAAAATAACGATGTTGTTGTATCTTTAGTATCCCCATATCTAGAAATCAGAGAAAGATTTAAACAAGATATGGGCGACGACATCATAGAAATTTACGTACATACCACGGATATCCGCGGCAGAGAACAGTTTCACGTTTCGGATTACGATACACCGATGTCAAACTTTATATCAATAGATACCACGGGGAATACCGATACAGAATCATTTAAACACCTATTAACACAGTTATGAAAAAATACGCTTTATACATTGGCAGATGGCAAAATTGGCATAAGGGCCATGAATGGTTAATCAACCAACAACTAGAAAAAGGTAAAAATGTTTGGGTAGCAATCCGAGATGTAGCACAGGACGAGAACAATCCTAAAACCGCACAGCAAATATTAAGAGAATTATCTCAAGAACCATTCTTTTCCCAAAACACAGACAAAATCCTACTTTCCATTATCCCAGATATCGAATCTGTAAACTATGGTAGAGGAGTAGGATACGAGGTAGTATATCACGAACCACCAACAGATGTAGCCGCAATCAGTGGAACCAAAATCCGAAATGGAGAAATAGACAATGCAGGTAACAAAAAATAGACACATTGCTAAAACTATTTCATACCGAGTAATAAGCACAGGTATTGGGTTTGCTACAATGTGGGCAGTTACTGGTTCTATTAAACTGGGAGCCGCTTTTAGTGTTGTAGAACTACTCTGGAAACCAATCCAATACTATATACATGAAAGAGTATGGTACAAATGGGTTAAATATGGACTTAAAAAAGAAGAATAATATTTATAACTATACAAAAATAAAAAATGGAAAAAATTCAATTAACTCCCGAGGAGCTATCTAAGTTACAAGATTTAAATATAAAAGCAACAGATATTATAACTTCTTTAGGCCAAATTGAGGTACAAGTATCTTTTTTACAAGCAAACAAGGAATCTTTACTAGATAACTTTACCCAACTTCAACAAGATCAAGACCAACTAGCTACAGAATTAACCCAAAAATATGGGGATGGCACAATAAATATCGCTTCCGGAGAATTTACCAAGACAGAATAGTTTTTTGAAAGGGTTTCTAATATTTATAACAAAACAATATAAAATAACTTAATAAAATGGCAGAAACTCTATTATCTCCAGGTGTATTAGCAAGAGAGAACGATCAATCTTTTATACAAGGGCAACCAATTGATGTAGGAGCAGCTATAATTGGTCCTACCCCTAAAGGACCAGTTGAATTTCCAACATTGGTAGGTTCATATAGTCAATTCGTAAATATATTTGGTTCAACTATTCAAAGTGGATCAGGTGTATATTCTTATCTTACTTCAATTGCCGTAAGCAACTACTTCCAAAATGGTGGTACTTCTTTATTAGTAACTAGAGTAGTATCGGGTTCTAGTGCTAACTTTAGTCCTGCAACTAGCTCACTAATCTCAACCGGATCAGGTGGTCCTACTACTGGTGTATCCCCATTTGTACTCGAAACTATTTCTGAAGGTGTTATCATGAATAACACGGGAGCGGAAGTAAATGGTGCTTTAGTTTCTGGTTCAGCTGATAATATTAGATGGGAAATTCCAACTGTAAACACTTCTTCAGGAACATTTAGCTTGTTAATTAGACAAGGTAATGATAATAATGTACAAAAAACCGTTCTTGAAACCTATAGTAATCTATCATTAGACCCATATGCTTCTAACTATATTACTAAAGTAATCGGTGATACAAGTTACAATTTAAGAAACGATAACGGTACTTATTATATTCAACAAACCGGATCTTATGGTAACTTTTCAAACTATGTAAGAGTAAAACAAGTAAATTTCAATACCCCACAATATTTTGATAATAATGGTACTGCCAAAAATCAATATACTGGATCTTTACCATCTGTAGGCTCAGGTTCATTTGGAAGTGCAATCGGATCTAATATCCCAGCAGGTAGACCAGCTAATTTTTACGAAAATATTGGAACTGGTGGTGTATATGATACTCAAGGGTTAATAGGATCTGATTACTCCAACGCCATTAACTTATTAGCAAATGCTGATGAATACAAGTATAATGCAATATTTGCTCCTGGCTTAACTTCAGAACATCATTCTACACAAATAAATAATATTGTAAACTATACAATAGGAAGAGGAGATGCTATTGCTATTATAGATTTAAGAGGATATGGTTCAGCATTAAACGCTGTAATAAGCCAAGCTTCATCTTATGATTCAAGTTACGCTGCTACATACTGGCCTTGGTTACAAACCAATGACCCTAACAGACCTAATGATAGAGTTTGGGTACCAGCTTCAACCATGATTCCAGGTGTATATGCTTTTACAGATGCTTCAAATGATCCATGGTTTGCACCCGCAGGTATTAATCGAGGAGCAATAAGTTTAGCACTTCGTGCAGAAAGAAACTTAACAGTTGGAAACAGAGATGCTTTATATGAAGCAAATGTTAACCCAATTGCAACATTCCCTGGAACTGGAGTTGTAGTATTTGGTCAGAAAACACTTCAGAAACGTGCTTCTGCACTTGATAGAATCAACGTTAGAAGATTGTTAATTGCTCTTAAGAGCTTTATTAGCCAAGTAGCAGACGGATTAGTATTTGAACAAAATACTGCTGCTACTAGAAGTAATTTCTTAAGTGTAGTAAACCCATACCTAGAATCAGTACAACAAAGACAAGGTTTATTCGCTTTCAGAGTAGTAATGGATGAAACCAATAATGGTGCCGATGTAGTAGACAGAAATGAGTTAGTAGGTCAAATATTCCTACAACCAACTCGTACAGCTGAATTTATTATATTGGATTTCAACGTGTTGCCAACTGGAGCTACTTTCCCAGCATAAGAAGTTAAAACTTAGATATTTATAATAAAATAAAGCATAAATAAAATGGCAGAATTAAGCGCAAACGAAATATTCTTCACAGCTTTTGAACCAAAGCAGGCGAATAGATTTATAATGTACATAGATGGTATCCCCTCCTATTCCGTAAAAGGTATGGGGGCGATAACATTGACTCAAGGAACAGTAGCCCTTAACCACATTAACGTACAACGTTTTGTTAAAGGCAAAACTACTTGGGGTCAAATCCAATTCACCCTATTTGATCCAATCACTCCTTCCGGTGCACAAGCTGTAATGGAATGGGTTAGATTGCACCACGAATCTGTAACTGGTAGAGATGGATACTCTGATTTTTACAAGAAAGATTTAACATTTAACGTGTTGGGTCCAGTTGGTGATGTAGTATCTGAATGGATTATCAAAGGTGCTTTGATTACTGAAGCCAACTTTGGTGAATATGGTTGGGACACCGAAAATACCGCCGTTAACCTTACAATGACGGTTCAACCTGATTACTGTGTACTTAACTACTAATTAAATTTTTTATATAGATTTTTTAACCTACCCTATTACTAGGGTAGGTTTTTTTATATATTTATAACAAAATAACATAGGTCCAAAATGCCAGAAACCATACTATCCCCCGGTGTATTAGCAAGAGAGAGCGATCAATCTTTTATACAGGGTCAGCCCATCTCAGCAGGAGCAGCTATAATTGGCCCTGCAGTAAAAGGACCAGTTGAAATTCCAATAGTAGTAAGCTCATTTAGTGAATTTACTTCTATTTTTGGTGGGCCGGTTCAAAGTGGATCTAATGTATATTCATACCTTACTTCAATTGCAGCTAGTAATTACTTCCAACAAGGTGGTACTTCTTTATTAGTAACTAGAGTAGTATCTGGTTCCTTTACTTCCGCAACTAATTCTCTAATTCCTACAGGATCAGGTGGTCCTACTACAGGTCTATCTCCATTTGTAATTGAAACCATTTCTAAAGGTGAAATTATGAATAATACTGGAGCCGAAACACTAGGTGCTCTAGTTTCAGGTTCATTTGATAACATTAGATGGGAAATTGCAAGTGTAAATACTTCTTCGGGAGCATTTAGTTTACTAGTTAGAAGAGGAGATGATAATGATGTACAGAAAAATGTACTAGAAACTTGGAATAACTTATCACTAGACCCATATGCTTCCAATTACATTACTAAAATAATTGGTGATACAAACTTTAATTTAACCAATGATGGAGCAGATTATTATCTTCAACAAACCGGTTCATACGGCAATAGCTCAAAATACATCAGAGTAAAACAAGTAAACTACAGCACCCCACAATATTTTGACAATAATGGTGTTGCCAAAAACCAATACACCGGATCTTTACCCGCTATAAGCTCTGGTTCATTTGGTGGAGCTGTTGGTTCTAACATACCAGTTGGATCTCCTGCTTTATTTTACCAAAACATTGGGTCAAACACCCAAGGGTTAATTGGATCAAATTATAACAATGTCATATCTTTATTGGCAAATGCTGAAGGGTACAAATATAATGCTATATTTGCCCCAGGTTTGATTCATCAATACCACTCACAACAAGTAAATAATATTATAAATAATACTATTGCACGTGGTGATGCTATTGCAGTCATAGATTTAAGAGAATATGGTTCATCCTTAGGTGCAGTAATATCCCAAGCATCTTCATTTGATACTAGTTATGCTGCTACATACTGGCCTTGGTTACAAACTATCGACCCTAATATAGGTGAAATAGTATGGATACCAGCTTCAACTATGATTCCGGGAGTATATGCTTTTACAGATAAATCAAGTGATCCTTGGTTTGCTCCTGCAGGTGCTTCTCGAGGTTTATTAAGTCAAATACTTAAAGCCGAAAGAAAATTAACAGAGGGAAACAAAGATGAACTATATGGTGCTAATGTTAACCCAATTGCAACATTTCCAGGAAATAAGATAATAATTTCAGGACAAAAAACACTTCAGAAACGTGCTTCTGCACTTGATAGAATAAATGTTAGAAGATTATTAATAGCAATTAAAAACTATATTAGTCAGATATCAAAAAATCTAGTATTTGAACAAAATACTACTGCTACTAGAAATAATTTCTTAACTCAAGTTAACCCGTACCTAGAATCAATAAAGCAAAAACAAGGGCTATATTTATTCAGGGTAGTAATGGATGAAACCAATAATGGTGCCGATGTAGTAGACAGAAACCAACTAGTAGGACAATTATATTTACAACCTACTAAAACGGCTGAATTTATTATATTAGATTTCAATGTGTTACCAACAGGTGCGGTTTTTGCATCTCCTTCACCAAATTTGTACCTTAACAATTCTGGAGGAGCATCCACCCCACCTTCATCCCCAACAACTACAACAACTACGACAGCCGGACCAGCTACAACAACTACAACAACAACTACAACAACAACAACAACAACAACAACAACAACAACAACAACAACAACAACACTTCCTCCAGGACCTTATATGGCGCCGGGATATGT